CCGCCTCGGGTGCCTCCGCCTCGGGTGCCTCCGCCTCGGGTGCCTCCGCCTCGGGTGCGGTGTCGGTCATCCACTGGTCGCGCCGGTAGGCCGCACCGCGCAGGACGGCAGGCAACCAGCGTTTGCCATCGAGTTCCCGTGCGGCGCGGGCGACGGAATTGTCGTGTGTTGTTTTCCGGATCACGTCCGCCGCCTTGACGGCACCGACGCTCAACGCCGCGTCTGCCAGTTGCGCCTTCGTCAGATGCTGCAGCCAGTCGGTGTCGGCCTGCCAGTGGTCGCGCATGTCCACGTCAGCCGCGTCTGCCAGTTGGGACACGAGATGCGGCATAGTCGAACCGGTGTGCTGGTCGATGCTGTTGCCGGATTTCAACATTGTAGCGACCAGCTTCGCCAGCAGTGCCGCCTTGTCGTGCTGCTGCATGGTGCGAACGGTCGCGAGCACATCAGAGAAGGTCGATCCGTCAACAGCGAGTGCGGCAGTGCTGGCCGTGTCGTTGAGTTCGCGGAAGGTCTCGCCGCGCGGGCTGTGGTGCAGATTGCCGTTCAAGTGCATGGGCGCTGCGCAATAACCGGGCCTGATCTCGCAGATGATGGTGGCCAGCATCACGTCATATGCGAGGGCGTGGTTTTCGGCGATTGCCATTTTCACGGCGAGGGCGTGGTCGTCCAGGAGTTGCGCGATGACGTGCGCCTTGTAGTCCGTCAATCCGGTTTCTTCGGGTTCCTCGCCGTGATCGGTGACGCTGGCGGCGGGCGGTGCGCTGGACAGTGCCGGGTGGTCAGTGCCGGTGCCGCGCTTCTGATCCGCTGCCATCTTCGCGGCCATCATGGCAGCGTAATCCTTGGGCTTCCACCAGCCACGCTCGACGACATAGCCGCGCCCGGTCTTGTCGTGGGCATGGTGTTGCAGTTCGCGCACGATGATACCAAGGCGCGGGCGCATGTCGTTCCCTTCGTCGTCCGTCCAGCGCATGTTGCGGGTTTCGATGGCGTCGATCTGGACGCTTATTTCGCGATCCTTGGCGTCGTGCCTCTCTGTCCATTCGGACCAGTTCTCTTGCAGGTCGTTCCTCTCCTGCTCGAGCTTGTCGATTGCCTCCTGTTCTTCGTCCGGCAGCGGGCCGTGGTCAGGATAGGCGCGTTTCTCGTCGTTTTGGTCCTCGGTGGCGAACCGGACTTCGGACCATCCCCAACCCTCCGCCTGGCAAATCTCGGCGGCAATTTCTTCCATGGTGTTACGTGCGAGGGTGATAGCGATTTTCCTGTCGAGCCATGTCTGTTCCCGGTTGCTGAACAAGTCCGCGCGGATGGTTCCGCCAGCGTCGAGATACGCCTGCTCTGTTGCGATCCGCGCGATCGGCGAGGTGGGGCTGAGGTCGTGTTTCGCCAAGGCAAACCGGATGACGTGTTCGGTTTGCTGGCAAGCCCGGTCGATGCCTCCCCATTCCTCGATCAGATCGACCTGTTCACCGACGTTCGTGGCAGTGGTGAACGCCTTGGCCTGTTCCATGGTCAGGCGACCGATGCGCAGGGCTTCGCGCAGCGGTTCGGCGAGGCCAGCAAGGGCGAGGCGCTGGTTGATGTAGCGGGTCTCGGTTCCGAACCGCTTGGCGATGGCTTCGGGGGCGTATCCGGCCACGACAAGCGCGGTGAATGCCTCGAACTGGTCAACCGGGTTCATCGGCAGCTGGGTGATGTTCTCGGCCAGCGAGATTTCGCGGGCGGTGCCGTCGTCATGCTCGGTGATCTGGCAGGAGACCACGACCGTTGCCGGGTCGGTGCCGTCCTGCAGCGCGATCCGCTCCAGTGCCAGCAGGCGGCGCTGTCCGGCTGTCACCGCCCAGGTATTGCCATGCTTGCGCACGGTGAGCGGCTGGATAAGGCCATGGGATCGGATCGAGGCCATCAGCTGCTCGAGGTCGGTGTCAGCCTCGCAGACGCGGGCGTTCATGGCATCGACTTCGAGCTGATCGAGGGTGATTGCGGTTATCTTGGACATGTTAATTTCCCTTCATGCTGTCCGGTTCCGTGCAGGGCGCACGATGGGCCAGCCGTTGCTATCCGGCTGGCCTGTGATGCGTCATGCGTCGGACTGGACCAGCAGTTCGTGCAGGTAGTCGGCGGCAGCGGCGGAGGCGTCGAGCGTTATCGATACCTCGGCCAACTCGAACTCGGTCAGGCGCGGGTCGTCGGCGGTGCGGACGGTGGCGACGGCGCTGTCCAAGACGGCGACGGCGTTGACCAGTGCCCAAGCCTGCGCAGTGGTCAGTGTCACGGTGTCAGTCATGGTTCGGGTTCCTTCGGGTGGATGAATGGAGAGGGTTCAGGCGACGATGCGGCGTTCTCTGGCGGCGTCGGTGGCATAGGCGCTCAGGTAGCGGTCGGGCGTGAACCAGTAGTCGCGCTCGATGCGGAGAAGTCCGGGGCCGCGCAGTGCCTCCAGTTCCTTGCGGGAGACGTAGCCGAGTTCCGGTTCACCGTGGCCAAGGTCACAGAGACCGAACAGCACATCGGGGTTGGTCGGGTTCATTTCAGAAATCAGCCACGTAGCCGCGCCCCACGGGCAGAACAGCTTGACGACAGGTCGGCATTCGCGCGCCTTCCCGGTGCGTTCTTCATGCTCGGCGTTGCGTGTCCAGTTCGTGCGCAACGTGGTTTCTTGTGCCTTCGTGAAAAGCTTCATTGTCTCGTCCTTCTGTTGGGTTCAGTCGTCCGCCAAGGCGCGGAGAATGTGGTGATCCGCAAGGGTTTGCGTCCTGCCGTCCGCCAGCTTGCGAACGGTTGCCAGATGCCCGCCACGGGCAACGAACGTGTTCTCGTACTGGCCAGCCGCCGTGCGCCGAGCGGCCCCGATTTCGCGCGGCAGCCAAGCGGTGACGATGTGGCGGCGACCGTTCAGCGGGTGCGTAAAGATCGTGCCAATGGGGATGGTTCCGACCGCAACGGACCTGTTGCGGATCACGGCGCGGCGCTGCCGCTGTGGGGAGTACTGGTGAAGCATCGTGCGTTGTCTCCGGTGTGGTCAGGGTGCCGGATCATGCCGAACCGACAATTCATAAATGGGCGACCATTTCCCATTTATCAAGAAGAAAATGCGCAATCTATGCCGCTTTTTTTGCAACAGACTGAAATCATTAAAATATTGGGTGGATATTATGTCTAAGGACGCACCGAAGCCGCCCGCCGGGCTGTCTGGCATGGCCGCTGCGCTGCAAGGCGTGGTCGCCGGGCAGGACGCGGGCGATGACGAAACGACCGGCGGCGAGCAGGTGTCGTTCGCGTTCGCCGAGCCGCCGGAACCGGACGAGATCGGGGCGAAAAGATCGGGGCCAGGACGGCCACCGGGTGCGAAGAACAAGACGACGACCGAATGGGCGGACTACCTGAACGCCCGGTTCCGGTCGCCGCTGGTAGGCATGTCGCAGATCGCGGAGATGCACCCGTTAGCGCTGATGAGTTGGGGATTCGACAGCATCGAGAAGGCTTGCGCGTTCTGGCTCGGCTGCTGCCGCGAGGTCGCGCGATACCGGCATTCGCCGATGCCGATTTCAGCGCAGGTCGATGTAGGCGGACAGGTCGCCATCAGCTTCTCGGTCGGTGCGCCGCCGGAACCTGGACACGAACCCGGCAGGGTTTCGGATGCGGTAGAGACGACTTGGGCGACTGTGACGCCAGAAATGGAAGATGAGCAAATTCAAGGACTTAGCCGAAAGATGGCAACAGCGTTGGAAACCAACAGGTTGGAAGAAACAACTAAATGATTGATATTGCTCACACTTTCTACAGCAGACCGGCGGACTTCCTCTCCGCTGTCGTTCGTTCTGCCCGGCAGCGGCCAGCGGCAGCTGGCAGCGCCGCGCCTCCGCCGAAACCGCCGACCAGCTGCAGGGCTTCGGAAAAGAGGCACCGGGGGGGGGCCTCGGCCTCACGCCTTCCTGCGGGTCTGTGTGAGGATTTTTCAGTCGTCGGCGATTCAGGAGAGGCACAGTGAGCGCGAGGAAAACTAGGGGCCTCGCAATGGGGCGTGGGGTAGAGATCAACCTCAAGACGACGGGTCCGGTGTCGAACGCCTATTTCTGGACGAATGCGCTGCTGGCGGCGATCATCGGTCCGGTCGGGTCCGGAAAGACCTACACCAGTGTTCAGCGGGCGATCTACCGGGCGACCCTGATGCCGCGGAACCCTGCAGATGGCGCCAGATACTACCGGCTGGCCGTGTTCCGCCAGGACTACCGGACGCTATGGCGAACATCAGTTCGGTCATGGCAGCAGATCCTGCCGCCCGACAAGGTCGGTGAATGGCAAGGCGGGCAGAATCAGCCGGCGACGCATGTGATCTCGTTCAATGACGGCAAGGGCCCGGTCATCATGCAGGCCGATTTCATATCCATTCCGCAGGACACCAGCATCGAGGACGCGTTGCGAGGTTTCGAGGCTACCGATGGCTGGATCAACGAGATCGACACGGAACGAAAGGAACTTGTCGAAGCGCTGTACGGCCGTCTCGGCAGGTTTCCGCCGGCAAGCTGGGGCGAGAAGCCGCCGCCGCAGCTGTGGGGCGACATGAACATGCCTGTCGTGACCAACTGGGCCTACCAGTATTTCGTCAAGAGCGATAACCCGGACGTGGCCTGCTACATTCAGCCGGGCGGCATGGACCCGGGTGCAGAGAACCTGGAGAACCTGCCGGGCGGGCGTGAATACTATCTCCGACAGATGGCGGTGACGACTGACACAAGGCAGGTCAGCCGGATGGTTCACAACCGTCCCGGATATCCGTCCAATTCCAAGGCGATATACGGCGACTTGATCAACTCCGAGTTCCATGTTTCGAAAGTGAAAATCGCTCCGCATCCGAGGCTTGCGTTGCGTCTTGGCGTCGACGGGGGACGCACACCGGCCGTCGTGATCCTGCAGTTTCATCCTGATGGTCGGGTGTGGGTGCTGGGAGAAATCATCGGCGAGAATGTCGGTGTCGATGCGTTCAGCCTGCAGGTCATGAAAGACCTGCAGGAGAGGTACGGCGGAACCCGGCTCATGCCACCGGAAGGTGCGTGGCATGACCCCTCAAACGATTTCGCGTCGGCGCAGCCGGGGGTCACAGAGACCGGCGAAGAAGCAACCTGGATGGAAGAATTCGAGAAGCTGACAGGTATCCCGTCGCAGTCGGCGCGGGGTGAAAACCGGTTGGTGATCCGCGACCAGGCCATCGAAACCCGTCTGACCAGCAACATCAACGGGCAACCGTCGGTGCTCATTGATCCTTCGTGCAACAACGTGATTGAGGGACTCGCTTTTGGCTACCAGACCGCGCGGGTCACAAGCGAGAACAGTGCCAGCAGCAGGCTGAAGAACAACTATTCGCATCCGGTCGAGGCCCTGCAATACGGACTGCTGTCCGACGATGCGGAAATCACCGTGCTGTCGGAACGGTCCAACGTGCGGCCGCCTCAAGACTTGATCGTGGAGGATGAATATGATCCTCTCGCGTTCTGACGCCATTCCCCCCGGCGGACTATTCTGCGACGGCTTCAACATGTCGTCGGTTATCGAGGTCTGCCGGAACATGCGGGAATGGGATCGCCGCGAAATCTTCGCCCTGCGCGAATATGACAGCGCCATGGATCTGGCCATGGAGATCTACGCGCTGAGGCGGCAGTTCACGCTTTTCAACATCCTTCGCACGCACGAAGCGGGTCCGGCCGTCGCCGTGTTCGGCGTTGTTCCGCGCCATCCAGGCGTCGCAACGGTGGGGCTTTTCGCAACACCGGAATTTTCCCGGATCGCCGCGGCGACCGTCTTCTGGATCAGGGAGCACGTGCGCTGGCACCTGTTCCGAAACACGGATCTGCACCGGCTTGAATGCAAGGTTCTTTGCGGCCACCGGTCGGCGGAGCGTTTCGTCAGGTACTGCGGGGCCAGGTCCGAGGGTATCCGGGCGGCGATTGGGCGAAATCGCGAGGACTATCAGGAATTTGTCTGGCTGCGATCTGAACTGGAGGCGATCTGATGTGCATGTTCGGTGGTGGGAAGCAGGATGCGATTGCCGCTCCGCGGATCAGTTCGGTCAATTCGGAAGACAATCGCCGGGCACAGGATGCCGAGGTGCGGCGGCGGCGCCGGGGTGGCATCGCCTCTCAGATCCTGACGAGCTCGCAGGGTGTGCAGGCGGTACCGCTGATCCAGCGCGCCGCATTGGGGGAATGACAGAATGGCGTGGTCCGACAAGCATCTGATTGGCGTCTACAATCGACTGCTGCGCGATCGCGCAGAGCATGAGCCGATTTTCAACCTGATTGCGTCACTGTTGAGCCCGTGGCGTGGGGACTTCTCTACGGAAACCACACCCGGTCGCAATCGAATGCTGAAGCTGTTTGATTCAACCGGGATCACGGCGCTCGACAATCTCACCGCCGGCCTGTACGGAACCACGACAAACGAAGCACAACGCTGGTTTTCGCTATCGCATCCTGATCCAGGTCTGATGAATATCGAACGGGTCAAGCAATACGTCCAGCTGGTCGAGTCGTGGGCCGTGCAGAGCTATGGGCCGGCGGTGTCCAACTTCTATGCGGCAGTTCCGCCGCTGTTCCGTGACGCGGCTGGTTTCGGGACTGGCGTGTTCTTCGAGGAAGAGATTCCGGGGCGGGGTGTCTTTTCCCGCTGCCGGCCGATCCGCGAGATCGTGTTCGAGGAAGATTCCTATGACGAGGTGGAAACGCTGATCCGCTGTTTCCGCCCGACCTACAGCCAGATGGTCGGATACTACATGCCGCGCGCCGGAAAGGTTCCGGAGAAGCTGGCCGAACTGGCGCGGAAGTACCCGGAACGCAGATCGCGGGTCTATCACGGCACCTACATGAACCCGGACTGGAAGCCGGGGAAACTCGGGCCCGCAGGAATGCCGGTGCTGTCTCATCACGTTTGGGCCGAGTCCGAGACACGGCTTTACATGGGCGGATTCTGGCGGTTCCCCTGGTACGTGCTGCGCTGGTCGCGCGAGAACGATACGCCATGGGGGATCGGCCAGGGGCATCGGGCGTTGTCCGACGTCCGGATGCTTCAGGCCATGAAGAAAACCCAGCTGGAGGCCGGGCAGCGGGCGGCCAACCCGTCCTTGCTGGCAGTCGACAAGGATTCCCTGCAGACGCTGCGCACCACACCGGGCGGCGTGACGGTCGGCGGGCTGGACAAGCGCGGCAATCCGCTTGTGAAGCCGCTCTATACCGGTCACCGCGCCGATATCCCATTGGAGCTGATGCAGGACACCCGCGAACAGATCAAGGATGCGTTCTATTTCTCCCTGCTGCAGCTCGTCGGGCGCAGCGGCATGACGGCAACGGAAGTGCTTGACCGGCAGGAAGAACGCATGCGGCTGATGGCGCCCCATGCCACGCTGATCAATCAGCATTTTGCGGCCAAGTCGGTCGCGCGGCGGGTCGATATGGGCGTTCGGAACGGTCAGCTGCCGCCGCCGCCGCCGGAACTGCAGCAACAGCCGCTGGTTGTCACCTTCCAGAGCGCGTTGCACCAGGCGATGAAGTCGGCGCAGGCATCGTCGAGCGCGCGGCTGGTCGAGGATATCCTGCGGGCGACGGAACTGGACCCGGCCGCTGCGGATCTGTTCAACGGCGACGCGTTCGTGCGGCACATGCGCGAGGGCCGCGGTGCGCCGCCAGACCTGATCCTGGGCGACGACGTCGTCGCGCAGCGTCGCAAGGCGCGGGCGGAACGAGAACAGCAGCAAGCGGCACTCGACGTCGGACAGCAGGGCGCGAACATCGTGCAGCAGATGCAGAAGGCCGTGGCCTGATGGCGGCCAGGACAAGTGCGCTGAACTGGGTGCTCGGCCTCTACGGCAAGCGCGGTGCGGTTGCGGTCTGCCAAGCATACCAGCGGGCTTTCGCCGACAATCACATCGTGCTCGCGGATCTCGCGCGACTCGGTTTCGACCGGGAAACCCCGTTCATACCGGGAGACACCACGACAACGGCTTTCAACTGCGGAATGCAGGCCATGTGGTTCCATATCCGCGACCGACTGGACCTGACGTCCGAAGAAATCGAGGCGGCAGAGCGAGATCTGCTGCGATTCCAGACACAGGAGAATCACGATGGCTGAAGAAAACGGAAACCCGGCAACCACAACCATGACCGGCGGCGAGGGCGGCGGAGGCGAGGGCGGCGGAGGCGAGGGCGGGGGCGGTGCCTGGTACGAAGGACTGGGGCTGAACGAAGCGCAGACTGCCGTGATCGAGAAGAACGGGTTCAAGTCCGGTGCGGACGTGGTGACGGCTTACGACAAGCTGTCAACGCGGGTCGGGAGCAGCCTTCCCGCCGTGAAGGACGGTGACGTGAAGAACTGGGACGGCTGGAAGGAACTCGGCGTGCCGGAGAAGCCTGACGGATACGAACTGGCCAACCCGGAGGGCCTGCCGGAAGGGTTCGAGATCGACAATGCCCGCCTGGAGGCATTCCGGGCGGTGGCACACGAGAACAATGTACCGCCGCACGCTGTTGCTGCGCTGTATGACTGGTACGTCAAGGACAGCGCCGGCAGTTTCGCCAGCGGCATGGCGTCGGTGAAGGAACAGACGGAGGCCTATAAGGCGGCGCTGGAACAGGAATGGCCCGGTGAGACAGACGGCGCGCTGGATATTGCCCGGCGCGGGTTCGCCTGGCTCGGGTTTGACAGCGAGGCCCTGAAGGATCTCGAAAGCGTCGTCGGCGGTGTGGCGCTGACCAAGGCGCTGCACAAGCTCGGCAAGGAACTCGGCGAGGATGGCGGCGGCATGACGGGCGGCGGCGACATGACCGCCGACGAGGCCAGTGAGCAGCTGGCAGCGTTGAAGGACGACAAGGAATTCCAGGCCGCATTCCGGACGGCCGGTCATCGCGACCATGACGCTGCAGTGGAGAGGTACAACAAGCTCTCATTGCTGGCGAAAGCGAAAAACGCGAATTAAATCATTTGCGATTTGTCGAAGTGCGGCAATACGATCCGGGGCGTCGGGTAGTCCGTCGCCCCGTTTCTTTTGAAACCGGGCCGGGTCCGGCTACATGCTGGCAAGACAGCACGCCCAGGCAGCGAGAAAAGCCAGGTAGGGTCCGGCATCGATCCGGGTAGTCCTTCTGAAAAAACCGTCACTTCAACACGGAAATTCAGGAGGCAGAGTTGCCCACAGCTGACGAAACACTCCACTACGGCACCACCTATACCGAGCATGTCGAGCACCTGCTGCAGCAGAAGACGTCCCGGTTCATGGACAAGTTCTCGACGCAGAGCTATCGCGGCGAGAACGCGGTGCCGGTCAAACAGTACGGCCAGGCCGAGGCGCAGGACGAAGATGACGTCTTTGGCGACACGCCGATCAACAGTGTCCCGCGCGAGCGCCGCTGGATCTTCCCGAAGCCGAAGATCGAGTTCGGTGAACTGCTGGCCGAAACGGATCTGGTCAAGGAACTGACCGACCCGACGAGCGATCTGGTGAAGGCGGGACACCAGGCGGTCTACCGCAAGCTGGATGACCGGCACATTTCGGCATTCTTTGCCGACGTGAAGGCCGGCAAGGAAGCCGGTGACACGACCATCAGCTTTCCGGCCACTCAGAAGGTCCTGTCGAGCGTCGGTGCCTCAGGTGCAACGGGGATGAACAAGGCCAAGCTCGATGCCGTCATCACCCAGTACCAGAAGAACGAGTTCGAATTCGATGAACCGATCTGGATGGCGATGTCCGCAACCGATCTCCAGGATCTGCGCACGCTCTACGAGGCCCAGGACAAGAACATCCGGGGATTCCGGTTCGACCAGAACGACGGGCTGGTCGGCTACCATCAGATCAACTTCATGCACTCCGAACGGTTGCTGACCAACGCCGGAGGCACCGAACGGCTGCTGCCCGTGTGGGTGCCGTCCGGAATGCAGATGGGGACATGGCTGCCGCTGAACACACAGGTCGGCCAGGACTCGACCAAGAAGTTCAACTGGCGGGTCTACATGTCGCAGATGGTCGGCGCCGTGCGCCTTCAGGAAGAAAAGGTGAT